AAAAAATAAACCTAGTAAATTCATTAATACTTCCTAACAATATGTTTTCTTAATGCTCTTGTTAATTCTTCTATCTTATCTATAATTGAAATCAAACTAGGGTCTGTAATGTATTTACCTGCCTCTTTAGCTTGGTCTCTTAATGCGTCATATTCTTTAATTGATATTCGTACCATTGGTGTGGTATCTCTAGTTGATTCATTCTCAAATGTTTTATCTACTGAATTATCATCTGTCATAAAAAACCTTTTGGTTTACCTAAATGTGAAAACGGGGGCACAGGGGCCCCCGTCTCCTATTTTTTTATTACGCTGAGTAAGCGACTTGCTTACCGAATACAGCATTGATACCAGCAGCTATAATAGCTTTTGATGGTGTACCAACTCTGTATGAAACACCAGCAGATGTTCTATTTTCATAAATCATCATGCCTTCGTTTCTTAATTTACCAACCATTGCAGCTGGTGATTTAAGGTCAAATGTGTTTCTTAATTGTTTCCAAGTAACATCATTACCTTTTGCAAAAAGATTTCTCACTTTTGCTGTTTTTGAAAGTTTAGCTCTTGCCATAACTTCATCTCCTTTTGTATTGTTAAATAAAAAATTAAACATTGTTTAATCATCCTTTCTTTGCGTGTTCAGTTCGCCAACTATCCGATTAGCAGAGCGTATTATAATAGTCTGATAATCTGAATTCATTTATTCTCCGGGTCAAAGTCAGGTGTAAAATGTACATCAGCCATATCTGATAAATCTCTAACTTCGTCCTCTACATCTTTTGACAATGGTTTATGTGGTCTGTGTTTTACATCTAACACTTTTGAATAATCTAGTCTAGCAGATTTATTTTTACCACTTGCATTTAAAGTTACCATTTTGTCAGTTAATTGTTGTGCTGGGTGTTTCTTATTAAAATCACGGTATACCAGACCTCTAATAGCGTCTATTACAAGTGCCAAGTCAGCCGTAAATGTTAATTGATTAGTTCTAATACCCATATTCACAAATTTATCTAATAATTGATAAGCAATATCATCTACATTTCCCTCAACAAACTCTTTAGTTTGTTGTTCTACTAATTTAGCGTGTTGTTTCGGGTCAACAGGATGTTCAACATTTTTTCTGTTTTTAATCTTGTTGGTTGGAAATAAGATAATATTATCGTTATCATTCACTTATAATTTCTCCCTTGTAATTAACTTTTTTTTGGTCAGCAAAGTGTTCTACTAACTGATTATAACCACCAATCAACTCTCCGTCAATTTTAATTTGTGGCATAGTTCTAACATTCTTACCAATATCTTCAATAAGTTTACTAGGGTCAGAACCAAAATCTTTTTCTAACGATTTTTCTTCGTATTCAAGGCCAAGATTTTTTAATAGAGTTTTGGCCTTGGTACAAAAGACACAATTGTTTTTACTATAAACTGTTATTGTCATCTTTCTTCTTCTTTAGGTTATCCCATGCTTTTTGACTCTCACCATTTAAATTGTAAGCGTCAACGGCTTGTTCAATAGTGTAATTAAACATCTTATTGTACTCACCAAGAGGCAATCTCATACCAATCCATGTTCTATAATAACCATTTTTAGTTAATGTAACATCTTGAGCAAAGATTTCATAACCTCTTACAGGTGTATCAGTAATAATATTTACTATTATTGACTCTACCTCTGTTACCACGGTTTTAGTTTCTGTTTTACCAAGTTCTTTAATGAATTGTTTTGATTCTTTATTCATTTCTCCCTTGATAATATCTGCCAATTCAGATTTAGCCATCATTTTAGCTTTCTCTATTGACAATTGTAAATCAGGCGATACTGCTGTCGCAACACCAAAGATACATTGTTTATCATTGTCTGATTTCTTCAACCATTTTAGGTCACAAGCTTTTGACTCGTTGATATCAGCCATGTACCACGCCGGTACTTTGTCAACAACATTACCTTTTTCTGATTTAATCTTATAGGTACTATTCATACTAGAACAGGCACTTAAACCTACAATAGCAACTAGAGCACCTAGTTTCATCACTTTATTCATCATATTTTATCACTTTCTCGTACATTATATATTAACTCTTGTAAAAAGTCAAGCGTGGATTGTACATACGCCAGAGCGTCCTCACTTGATACTTCGTAAACTATTACCAATACAAGAGCGATTATGATTAAATTTCTAATCATTATCTCACCTCCCATTCACCATTTACATCTAAACACACTTTTCCTGGTGTTTTAAAAGCATGTCCCTCCCGACTATAATATCGGCAGTATTCAGGTGTATTGACATCATGGTAGTAAAACTGAGCAAATAACTCCCAATAACCTGGAGTATCTGGTGCTTTTCTACCGTCAGCACACTCTAAAATTTCTCTTTTAGTAATTGTATCGCCTTCTTGTATTATTTCTACTTTAACAAAACAATATTGGCCGTCAACTTTGTCTGGTGATATTGATTTAATTTTACTATGTAATATTTTTTCGCCTGCAACTGCAACACCTGATATAATCAGGAATATAATTAGTATAAATGTCCATGTCAAATATCTTTTCATATTATATCTAGGGTCAAACATATTTCTTCAATTCCTCTATACTTTGTTTAGTATTATATATGTCTTCCTCTAAAATGTCAATGGTGGATTGATTATTAGTTAATTCAATCTCCTCTTGCTTTTCCTTAATTTCGTTCTCTAATTGTTCTATTCTCTCACTATACCTATCATTCATCTTTTTTCTACCCACTTTCCATCCGGTAACTGACAAGCAGTACCAAATACAACTTCTCTATTTACACCACCAATACCTATTAATGGCCAACTACTAGTAATATCAATTGTAGCGTCATAATCTTTACACTTAAACGGTCCTACCATATGTGATTTTGTTATATGAATAATACCTGAATTACCAGTTTTCTTATTATACCAATTTGTATAACTAGAACCTGTGCCACTTGTATTTAAGTGGTCAACAAATACTGCGTTGTGTACATCATAATCTGATTTATACATAATTTCTGCACCTGCAAATGCACCAATCACGGCACAACCAGCCACAGCATAAGGGTCTGTAACACCAGACTCTACACACATTGCTGTTGTTGTAGTACCACCAAGACCTGCACCTATATGAGACCTATTCATACTACTACAATTTGCTAGTAACATACAAGTTAATATTAAAATTAAAATTCTCATACTTTAAAACAACCTATTCTATTATAATTAATATCAAACTCCTCACAATTTACTCTTTTACTTGAGCTGCAATTGGTCAGGAACACCGATAATAGTCCTAATAATAGTACCGATAGGATTAATTTCATATTTGCCTTCTTCATTCTTTTTCATTGATGAACATGCCGTCATGGTCAATGCCAGAATAGTCACCATAATTATTTTTCTGTTCATATTCACCTTTATCGTTAGCAATTAATAAACAATCTGCTTGAATAGTTTGTATCATATTGTCTATCATAATTTTGTCTGCCTTGACAGGTCCGTATTTCATTTCACGGAGCCTGTCTGACATCTTTTTAATAGAGTCTATCTTATCGCAAAATTCACTAATTTTGTGATTCATTCTTCTTACTCTTTAACATGTTCCAAGGCCATTTATTTTTTGCCTCTGACCAAACTTTTGTTTGATACGCTTTTGTTTTTTCTACTTCATCTGTTAACCAATTACCGACTTTACTTGGTACTTCAGCAACATTTGAAACAAACTCTTGTGGAGTTATTGTTTTATCCTCTGCTTTCGCAACACCTGTAATCAACATGAATACTAATATTGCTAATACGCCTAAACATTTTTCTATAAATGTCATACTTTCCTTCCTGCTGTTTTGATGTCCTCTTTAGCGACTACCATATAAGGACCTTTGTTATAAGCTGGAGCGATTGTAAAGTTCTTACTCGCCTCAATCTTCCAACTATTGTCTGGTTTTGTACCACCAGAACAAATTTTATTTGACAATGGTATTGCATTAGTAGGTTGTTTGATAACATTGTCATCTTCTTTAATCATTCTACTTACGATATCAATAGCATGTCTACCATCTTTTGTCAATTTGATACGACCTTTATCATCTACATTAAAACCCATTTTTTTAAGATACTTGATATGCTTTTGTAGAGCGTCAAGATACGCCTTTGGTGGTTTTCTGTTTCGTAACCTACGAATAGCACCACTTGAATTATTTGTGTAGATAATAGCCATTAGTTTACACTTTCTCTTTGTGATTTATCAAATTCTGATTCTGCCATTTTATCAGCATAAGTTTTACCAAATACTTTCATATAAAAATGGTCTCTTGGATTAGGAGCTGACCATGCTTCTAATAGATTTGTAAAGTTAATATCAATACCATCATAATACTCTGGATGATTCTTTCTTAACTCTATATGGTCTTTGAAAAATTGAATACGATTGTCGTATTTCTTTTTCTTGCCTTTTGTGTCTTTCTGCGTTGCAACATCAAACTCTGCAAATAGAGTTTCTTTTGAATAAAATGCCATAATATAATCCTTTCTCAATTAATTATTCATTACTATACCACAACCGTCTGGAAATGGCAAGCCTCTTAAAAAGCGTGTATTTACTTGATTTCCTCACCAGGAAAGCTGTTAGGAGACGCCAGGATTGGTGAATCAGAGTCATCTGATACTACCATACCCTCTAAATATGCGTCTTTTTGCGATTCCGCCTCAGCCCACTTGTCAAATTCTTCTACTTCCAGTTGATACTCTGTAATAGTTTTATCAATCTTATTCATTGCACCGATATTAGCACCTGCACCAAGTAAAGATTTAATTTCTTTCAAAGCTTCAATAAATTTTAATTGGTCAATCATTTTACACTCCTTTTATGACTCTCTTGATTGTTAACAAATACTCTAATCAACCTAGATACATCTACCTCTTCCGTCTTTAGAGTTTTTGGATGTTTAAAAATTACTTTACTTTTGTTTACTTCTAATTTTATACCTATATCAGAAGCCACTACAATAGCGTCATCTGTATTCTTTCGCCAATCGTGTGAAGAATAACCTAATACATCATCACTCATTTTTTATCCTCACTTGACATTAATAATACGATATAGTGTATCGCTTTTAATAGGTCTTTTCTATTACGACCAGCTTTCTTACCGTATCTGCAAAGATACTTAATAGCATTTGCTTGGCAAAAATCTTTATCAATATTCAAGTGTCTTAACATATCTTGCACCTGAAAACCGTCTTTTGTTGTACTATAGTGTTCACCATAAGTACCTTTTATGTAATCGTGTATCTCTTTTACTATTTTATCTTCATTATATTTCATTTTTATATTTCACCTTTGTTATTTTTACTTTGAAGTCATCTAAATGATTTAAATTAGCATGACTATTATTATATATGGCATACGCTAATGTAGATGTATGTTCTTTAATTGTTTTATGATATAATTCTTTTGCTTCATCATAAGTTTTAACAATAGTCTTTGTAGATTTATCCAATGGACGCCATTCTACAATAGAATAACTATCTGCGTTATCTATAATATTCTTTTCCCAATCTGTTTGATGGCTATTCAATTATTTCCACCATTCGTTTTCTTGTTCAATAGCAATATCAACATCTGATTTTTCTTTTTCAGTTAGATTATCTTCTATCTGATTAAAATAACACCAGTATGTACCGTTGTCGCCTGTATATGTAATAGCGCCAGTATAACCTAAACTTGTGTCATATGTTTTTGCATTTAAAGCTGTATCATTCTCAGCCGCTATATCAGTTGCTTCAGTAGCAATACCGATATTAATTATCTCACCAGTTCTACCATGGTTTGCTTTGATTGTATCACCTATATTAATTATCATTAGTGTATCCTCCGTATTGTTTATTTAAATTTTTGTAAGTATATCTTTCTGTAAATTCTGGATTAAAATCGTATTTAAAAAATTGTCTGCCATTATATAATTGACCATAATCATTAAATAATGAATTATCTCTCCATGCAATATCACCAAACTCATCTTGATATGTTCTATAATACTCTGAACCGTGTATCATGTCAACCCCAGAGTGACCAGTTGCATTTGAAGCTGTTTCAGTATATCTGTCATCACAAAACTTTTTAATCTTGTTCTTTAGAGTCTCTGAATTTAATCTCTTTAATTGAGATAAAGGAACATTTCTAAAGATTGTATGATGAATTTTAAACCAATCATAATCTTCAGGATCTTGGTATTCTCTCCAATAAGTTAAATGTAAAGTTCCTTCTTTTGACATTAGGCAGCCTCTAGTTCTAGTTCAATAACTTCATCAACATTGTAATCATCAATACCTAACATATTAACATTCTCAACATCCATGATATCTTTAATAGCTGTTTGTTTAGTTATAAGATTTTGTTTAACTTGTAAGATAATCTTATCAACTGCTTTTTCGGCTTCATCATAAGCCCATTGTTTAGTTTTAGACATAGTGTTTTTCTCCTTTATTATTTAATAGTATATCAAGAATTTGTAGAAGAGTCAATAGATTTCTTTTCTTGGCGTCTTCTATTCTTTCTTGTAGTGTTTTTTTCTTTATCATATACACATAATATACCATAGTTTCATGCATAAAGCAAGCACTTTTTTAGCTTTTTTTGAAGTTTTTTTTGAGACCTGGTCTCGTTTTTAGGGCTGCGACAACCTGTACTTGTCTAAATCCACGCCTTTTTAACCCATTCCTGCTCGGATTCATGAGGATTTGGCTGTCCGTGAAACACGGAAACCAACGATTCGCCATTGTGTTCGTATGTCATATCTTGTCTAGCGTATCTGGTACCAGTTCGGTCATACCATTTATATGATTGTGTCCACGAATCAGGATATGAGTCACATCCAGGACTGCCCTTAATAAACTCTGAAATAAGGTTTTGGTCACCAGGAAACCGTCTTAATAAATTAGGTCTATCTTCATAGAACCTTCGCCAAAGTTTGTCATGCCACATACTTTGGTCAAACCTCATAATACTAGAGTTCCATTGTTTAGTTACAGGATTAAAGTCATTCATACCTACAAACCTTGCCTCTGGTTTATATGTAAAGAAACAATCTATATTACCTGTAATTACCACATCTAAATCCATATATAAAGTTGTGCCTGGTAATTGTGTATTAGGATGAAACAATTGCATTTTGTTCCACCAGCCTTCTAAATCATGTTCGGGAAATTGTTTAACATATAGTCTACCACCATCTAACATCTTTTGCATTTTTACATGGTCGGTAAATACATAGAAATTTATTAAGTGTGTGGTATTTCTATTTACCATATTATAGAGTTTTTGAACATACTCTACAGAATACTTATCACCATAACAAACACAAGCAAAATTATACAGCACTTCCCCACACCACCTTTATAAACAAACATATCATTAACAATTGAACAAATGTTATTTTAGTTCTTGTTGCTAAAAAAGCACCAATTTGAAAACCTACAAACAAGGTCATATACAATAACATTATAATTTGTGTTGTCATATACCTAACCAGTTAAAAACTGCCCTCATACTTAAAAACATATACATTAATTCCATAATCATTCTTGGCCAATCTTTATCTTTATAACCAAACCATACCCACATAATACAGGCTGCGACACTTAACGACCACCCAATCCATTGAGTAGATATATTAGCACTTGATAAGATTGCTACACTAGTTACTGCTAGTAATAAACCAAACCATCTAAATTTGTTCTTGAAGAACCTTGAAGGCGATACCATCTTCAATCTCCTGTATTGTAAACTGGTTGTCAGCAACCATTTTAATCCACTCGTTTATGGTCTTATGACCTGGTCGCATAGGTTTATTTATTTTAGAAATATCTCTACTTGTAATAAAACTTGCAACATGCCTTTGATGTGTGATTGCTGGTACCATGTTCATTATACTATCTACGGCAGCTAATGACATGTTAGTTACAACACAATGACAATCTTTTAAGTCGTCTCTTATATCTGTATTCCAAAACTCATTTCCTGGTCTTGGTTTGTTTCTTATTTTAATTGGTCTATCAGAGTATTTTTTTATCTCTTCACTTACTTGTCTAATCCACTCGTCTTGTGAAATACCATTTATGTGGTGTGTGACAGTTGGTGATGAAGGACATAATAATATATGATTTGTTTCTCCTGTCAACCAACCTTTAAAATTACAATCAATACCTTTTGATTCTAGTTGTGAAACTCTAACACCTGTGCCTACTTTACCTCTAATTGTATGGATATTACCTTTACAAATTCTAAAGTATGTATTATCATAATTATGTATTTTAGGTTCAGGATATCTAGTAATTTGTTCAGTAAGATACCCTACATCCACATACCACCATTCTTCGTTCTTTCTGATACATTCAGCAATCTCTGGAATATTCTTACCTGCCAATCCCCAAAAGAAATGGATAGGTCTATCGCTGTCTTTCCAACCCTTTTCTATTGCTGGCCAGATTTGATGAGATAAACATTTGTCCCATGCTATTTTGTGTGTTATAATCATTTTAAATCAATTTTTGTTGTGTTATAATAAATTTCAAACCATTCATCAGCATAATCACTTCTAGCATAATCTTCAAAATACGGACCACCTAATGTCCAATGTACATTCTTTGCGTCTTTGTTATATTCATATTCACCAACTAACCAGTTCCACTCTAACGGTATATTACCTATTGCGTCATCATTTGGCAACCATTTAAATTGATGAAGTTCTAAACCTGAAGCCGAGTTAACATAATCTAATGTTAAGTTATGACATAAACTATTATTCATAATCATCATACTAGACCAATTCTTTTTAGGAAACTTTTCGTTTTTTGCACCTCTAAATTTTACACCTTGTTTTGGTTCATAATCATGTTTACAACACATAACAGAATAGATATAGTTTCTCATATTCCATAACTCTGCAATATCACCTCTAAACATCATGTCACAATCCATAAAAATAGAAAAACCTTGGTACTTTCTTAAATACGGCACCATGAATCTACTAAACGCAAAATCAGTTGATTGATTGTCTTGTTTAGTTCTAGTAAATTCTGGTATATTACTTAAACATAATGGTGTTATAGATACAGGTTGACTTGAATTTCGTCTTATACTTTCTGATAGTACATGATAAGCAATCTTTTCGCCTTCATCAAAACCAATAAAAATATCTATCATACTCTTGCCTCCGGACTACGACCTTTTAATTTTCTAGGACCTTTAGTGTGGTCGTAAACAACACCTAATATAGACCTAGCTTGTACATGACCTGGTTTACCATCACCAATATTAAAGTTCTTTGTACCTCTGCCTTCAAATTGTTTTCTCACATAATCCCAAACATAACTATCATGTTGTTCTTTTAAATTGTATATACTATCATTATCGTACATTGTTTTCATGGTGTTTGCATAAGATTTAGTATCAGGATGATTTAAATTAAAATACAAAAAACCACATTCACTATAATGATTACCTCTTCCTAGATATGACATCATACAATCGTCTCTATGAATATGTTTTTTGACCCAATCTTCATCAATCTTTTTATGAAACACGCTGTCTGCGTCAATACAAATTAAACCATCTGCCTTTTGTGTTGTTATAGCATGTGTATAAGCATATACTTTGTAACTAAATCTAACACCATCTGTTAAAAAGTCTTTACTTTTTTTTCTAAAATCTGACATAGGTTGTCTATGTTTATTTCTTTCAACAAATACTTTTAAATCAGGTAATATTTCATCATCTTCATTATAAACAATTAACTCAAACGGCCAATTATATGTCTCTTGAAATCTATGAGCGTATGCTTCAAACAGTTTATTATTCCAAGTTGTAATTGTCTTAATTATCATTATCTTCCCATACATGCTTACTTGCAAAATAAGTTCTTGTAGGTAAATCTTTATCTACAAATATTGCCTCTGAATTTACAACATTATCTATTACATAATTTCTTTTTTCTAACCAATCTTGAATTTTCCTAAAACTTGTACCATATCTCTCATAATGTTTATCTTTGGTTTCTAACACTAAAATAGGTTTACATGTTCTAATTGTATGTTCAGCACCAAGTAATACATTCATCTCATAACCCTCAACATCTATCTTGATAAAATCAACTCTATCAAAATAAAAACTATCTAGCGTTCTCATTTTTACTGCATAATTACCTTTGTCAGAGATGTATGGATTGCCAGTATTTTTATCATCTGTAGTTAGATTTACTGAACCATCTCCTTCACCTAAAACACAACCATATAGTTTATAGTTTTTGATAGCTCTAGCTGCTAGATTTTTAATTAAACAACTTTTATTTTCATCTACAGGTTCAAAAACAATTAATTGTTTAAAATGATTTGCCATATCAACAGACCACAATCCAACATGAGCACCAATATCTATTGCAACTTTATTTCTACTTGCATATTTTAAAGCAAAAGATAAAGCATAATCTCGTTGTTGTGTTTGATAGTTAAAACCTCTGTTTGTATTAGATTGTTCTTCTATCTTTTCTGCTATGTGAGTGTCGCTATCAGGCAACCACCACCCACGGACATTTTTCATTAATTACCTCTTATAATAACTGCTTCAGATAAACATTTATTTCTAGGTCTATTTAAAAAGACTTGATACTTGTCATTTAAATCTTTTAATAATAGTTCATATTGTTTTAAACTTTGTTCATTATCAATTAGTTTAACTTCAAACTCAATCAAAAATGCTTTGAATGGTACATCATAGGTTAAAATCTCTGTACAAAAATCATACCATACACCCTCTATATCAGCTTTAATAATATCTGGTTGTGGCATGTCTTCTTCCATCATCTGTTTTAAATTTTTACATTCAACTTCAATATATGCTGGATTTTCACCGAATTGTGGCAATGGTAATAATGAATAACATCTAGCTAAATCGTTTCTGTCATAATAAAACTTCATTGTACCAGGTGTTTTGTTATATGCGACTTGATGAAATGTCATCTTATCTTTACCAGTAAAATTTGATTCCCACATTTTAACTGTATCTGGTGTAGGGTCATATAAGTGTATATTCATATTAGGATTGTCTTGCAACATAGATTGTTCCCAACCTACATCTCTATGTACACCTAATGATAATACATTTTTACTTTCTTTTACAATTGATTCTGGTAACCAATAGTTTTTATATTGTTTAAACTCTTGAGGTTTCATGTAGATACCTTCAAGTCTTTTTATTTCATTTAATAGTTGTTGTTCTTCCATTTTACCTCTCTTATATTTCTTCAAAGACTGGCCAGTCTGTTTGAAAAGTTACATAGTTTATTTGTATGCCTCTTCTTTCTACTTGTATTTGTTTGCCTTCTTCCATACCATGCCATTTGTTTGGACCGTGAAATATATATCCAAAATTATGCCAAAAAGGTACGGTATGTTTTAGTTCTAGGTTTTCATCATATAAATCTGTACCTAAACTAACATTTTCGGCAGTTTCATTTACATATATTAAACTAGATATTAATTTTTCTGGTATATCACAATGAGGTTTTAACCAAAAGCCCTCTGTATCGTTCAATACTTCTAATCTAACAAATGAATTTTCAAAATCATTTTCATTACCTACCATTTTAGCAATTAGTTTTCTAATAGGTTTACTTCTTAATTCATTAATAAATTTTGTTAATTCAGGATATTGATGATAATTTTGTGCTGTAACATACTCTCTTAATTTATGGTTTTGTTTTTCAACACCCTCTTTATATCCTGACCTTGTGCCATCATGTAAAACACCGTCTCGTTTTATACTTGCACCTCTAATTTCTGCTACTTGAGCTTGTGTTAATGATTGACCAAAGGTAAAATATTCCCATGGCATATCTTGTCTAGTAGCTTTACTTAAACTTTCATATAATTTAGTGTACATTGTTTTCTAACCAACTTATAAAACCATTAGACCATTCTTCATAGGCATAATGATTAGGATGTTGGTCACCCTCTGCTAATTCGTATTCTACATTTGATAGTACCATATCAAACATACTATACTCTGGTTTATAGTAATATGACCAATCAATCTGTTCTTTAATTTTTTTGGTCTCCTCATTTTTAGGGTTGTGTTTAAACCCTATAGAATTATAAATGTAATATTTCAACCCTAATTCTTTTAATCTTTTTTGTATTTTTAAAATATTAAATAATGCATGATAACTAGATGTTTCATTTATATGTTCACTTGTTACCTCTGCCCATTTTAAAGTGTGAAAGTAATCGCCTCTTGTATTAGGACCTTTTGTATATGCATATCTAATACACTTTTGTGCCTCATTTGTTTTACCAAATATACTAGATTTATATGCTCTTTCTTTATTATAAATTTGTTCTTCGTGACCTACAACTTGAAATCTACCTGACGGTGGTACACCAATTAAAACTATACCATCTTTTTCAAAATCGTATGTATATAATCTTCTTAATACACCATCAATACTATTACCATTTCTAGCTAAGTTTACTTCTTTTCTATCAAAATATTTTGCAATATATGTACCAGGTCCCTTATGTTCATTACATAATTTATTTCTTCTTGGCGCACAATTACCATATGCAAAACTACAACCTAAATTATACAACTTTGACATTATACTTCTCTTCAAATTTTCTGGCATCCCAACGGTCATTTACCATTGGCATACCTTTAATGTTTAATGATGTATTCAATAACATTGGACAACCTGTTTTATCTTTCCAAGTTTTTAGTAAGTTATAAAAACCCTCGTTATCTTCTTTTGTAACTGTTTGTACTCTACTTGTGCCGTCTGCATGTATAATAGCAGGAAACTCTTTAGGATATTTACACTTACCAACAAATTGCATATATGGGCTTGTAACTTGTGGCATTTCAAAATACTCATGTACATCTTCTAATAATATTGATGGTGCAAATGGTCTAAATTTTTGTCTCTTCTTAATTGCATTTACTTTATCTTTTATATCATCACCTCTAGGGTCTGCTAATAAACTTCTATTACCTAATGCTCTAGGTCCAAACTCTGCTCTACCATTAGCAACACCTACTATTTTATTTGTTTCTAATTCTTTTATAATATTATCTACAGGATATTCACCTCTAATACTATAACCTAAAAAAGGTCCTTTCCAATTTAGTCTTTGTTTTGTTACAGCAGGTATACAACCCAATGATGAACCACTATCGCCTGGATTTGGCATAATCCATATGTTTCTTTTTAGATTACTATTTGCAACACAATTTAAGGCACAACCACCACTTAAAACTAAATTTGTTTTTCTACAATGTTTTCTAACTATTCTTGTCAATTCTTTTTCATAAACATATTGTACAGAGGCAGCTAAATCTTCAGGTTTTGCCCACTCTAAAACTTGACCAACACCTTGATGATTGTTTCTTTTAAGTAAATGCGTCTTAATAAATTGTGAATGAATAGGTCTGCCATACGCAGCCATACCCATTGTAATATATTCTTCTTCGTTTGGTTTTAATCCTATTCTTTTTGTTATAGCAGAATATAATAAACCAAGTGATAAAGGATATTGTTGACGACCTATCATCTTTTCATTATCCCATATTGTCATGGTTTCCATTTCACCTATTGCGTCAATAGTTAATGTCATTGCGTCTTTAAAAGGTGCTGTATAATAACCTCCTGCCATATGTGAATGATGATGTTTTACATATTCATCAATCTTAATACCAAATTGTTTTAGATAAACACTAGGTAATTCTCTATAATCAAATGCATATTTGTATTGACTAGCTTTAAATTGTCGCCATTTTTTTAGCCATGGTTTTTCATAATAGACAACTAAATCAAAAGGACCATAACTCATTGCCTCATCAACTATTTGTTGATTAAGATATTGGTCATTTTTTATTTTAGAATATCTTTCTGCATGAGCAGCCCACAATATATCTTGACCGTCAACAACGGCCATAGCTGCGTCATGGTTTAGACAATTTATTCCTAGTATTCTCATTTGTATATAAAAGGGTCCTCATCTTTAGCTCTAAACTTTTGCCATTTTGTTTTTATCCAATTAATAAACTTTTTTACCATTTATTTTCTCCGTTTAAATGTGACCAAGCTTTGCCTACTTGCATTTCTTCTACTGTAAACTGAGCACACATTAATGATTTTACCCAATCATTTCTTTCACCTGTATATAATGGGTCTTTTATTTGGTCTAGTTCGTTTAAACCTAGACTTACAGGATATGCTGGCGAGTGTTCACTACAATAACTAGGGACACCAGCCATAACTGCATGTACGGCACACATTGAATGGAAAGATACCATAGCATAACAATCTTTTAAATCATCACTCAATGGTGTTTCTTTTCTTTCAGGCGACCAATCTAAATCATCTTTGAATTTTTGTCTAACAACTATATCTTTTCTAGTATGTTGTTTTATCTTTTTTACAATGTCTTTTTCCCACTCTATCCTATCAATGCCATACCAACGAGCAGTATGATAACTTGGTGGTATTACTAATATATGTTTACCCTCATATTGCCAAGGTTTAGGAGTTAATTCATCTTTACACTTTTGAGGTAATCTATCCCATAATATTTCCCACCTTTTAGTAACTCTGACATTTTTTTCTATGTAATTTTTTTGAGTATTGTTTTTACAGATACGATACCATGTATCGCCTGTGTCTGATTGTTTATAATCGTTACTAAAGAAATATGGTTGGTCAAAGTAATACCAATCTCTATTATCTCTAACGCAAACATCATGTACTGCTTTTGTGCCTCTAATTAGACCTTGAAATATTGCTATATGATTTTCAGGTATTTCACCGTCCCAATCAGGCCAAATGAAATCTAAAAATCTTTCAGCACCCTTGCCTGGTTCTTTATTTCGTTCTACAGATTTAAAAACTTTAGGATTTAATCTTGCTGAAAATGCATTTAGAAATGGTCCCGAAGCTCTTTTAGTATCAAATTGATAAGTTATCATAACCAACCTTTTGTATATAATAGCTGTCAACAATATCTGATATTGGGTTACCTACTTTTTCAGTATCAAATATTTTTTTCAAGTCAATGTTAGTTTCTTTCACAAACGCCTCGTACATTTTGTCTTTATCTGCATTACCTTTTCCTGTAGCACCTTTTTTAACAACACTTGGTACAACTGTTTGATAAGGTAAATTTTTTTCTTGTAATCTGTATTTGAGAATACCACAATTTTCAGCAATCTGAAATAAACCTTGACCTTTTGAACCGAAAGAATAACCCTCAATGAAAATTTGTGGAGATATGAGTGGTGAAATAATATCCAATGCAAAGTCAGATATGTATTTAAATCTTTCAATAGGGTCAGTCCATTCTTTGTGTTCATATCCAATTATATCCTCACTCATTTGACCTATATATTTTTTCTTATTAGTCAAATAATAAAACATCAAGCCTGCGTCACCATCAATATTAATACAAATAGCCGGACTTGTTAAACTATAATCAATCCCAATTATCGTCTTCGTTACTATCATTTACCCACTCCACTTCGTCATGTTCATTTTCAACCTCATATCCACAGAAAGGACAAGTTAGAGGTTCTAATTCTTGTTCTTCATTATCCCACGCTACGGTATATTTAGTCTCACAATTGGAACAGGTTTTTGTCGCTTTATTATTCATTATAGTTTAAATGTTTTAAATTGGTCTTTCTTAACATCTTGTTTAATACCACCTATTACATAAGATTCAATTTCTGTTTCTTGTGGTGCGTTTTGTGTACCCTTTGAATTCAACCAATGGTCTACCCACGGTAAAGGATTTGTTTTTTGCTCGTATTTTGGTTCTAATCCAATACCTTTCATTCTTCGGTTTGCCATGTATTCTACAAACTGGTGTAATAATTTTT